TTGTTTATTAAAAAAGCTATATAATCCTTTAGTGTAAAGGGTTGTATAGTTAATTGGTTAGTATAAACCATTATAAACCTTTTTAAAAAAAAGATTATGGAAATAATAGAGTTAGTATTAGATGAGAATGAAGAGTTTTCTGGGATAGAGGCTATTTCAGTAGTTTCATCTCCAGCAATAGAGGAGGATTTTATTGCACTTAAAAACCAAGAGCAAATAAGACTTGCTGAAGTCTCTAAAGAGAAACGTATTCTAATGGGTGCTGCTCTTATTCCAGACAAACCTATCTATAGAAAAAATGGAGAACACGAATTTTATATATTCTTTTCAAAAGAAACAGTAAATAAAGCATCACAGATGTATTTAAAGGCTGGTAATCAAGGTAAAGCTACAATGGAACATACTGACGAAAAGTTAGAAGGAATGACTGTTGTAGAATCTTGGATAATAGAAGATTCGGTACATGATAAATCCAGAAAATATGGCTTAGATATGCCAATAGGAACTTGGATGGTTTCTATGAAATGTGATAATGATGAGATATGGGCAAAAGTAAAAGAGCAAAAAATTAAAGGTTTTTCAATTGAGGGGTACTTTGCAGATAAGCTTAATAAACCACAAGACAAACAAATAGACCAGTTAACTGAAGAAGATAAACTACTAAACGAAATAATAGATGTACTCAAAGAATCAAACACCAACCCCAAGTAGAACATCTCCAACTGGAGGAAGAAGGGGTTGTTTATGCAAAGACAATACTTATAATTCTAAATGTTGTAATGGAGACCTACAGAATCAAGGAGTAGGAGCAACAACAGGTGGAAATAGTTGAATTTACAACAACTTAATTAAAATATTGTTTAATAAAAAAGTAATTACTTAAAATTAATATATATGAACTCAAAAGACACCCTTAACAAAGTGAAAACTTTATTAGGTTTAGAAGTTCAGTTAGAAGAGAGAAAGTTGGAAAACGGAACTCGCTTTGAAGCTGATTCATTTGAAGCTGGTAAAGAAATCTTTATTGTAACAGATGAAGATGAAAGAATTGCTGTACCACAGGGAGAATACCTATTAGATGATGGCTTTACAGTTGTTGTTGAAGAAGATGGTATTATTGCTGAAATCAAAGAAGCGGTAGAAGAAGAAGTAGAAGAAACTGTTGAAGCACCTGTTGTGGAAGAAGTTGAAACTGCTGAAGAAGCTGACGTTGAAGATTGGAAAGGTATGGAAATTAGAATTAAAAATTTGGAGGATGCTATTTCTGATTTAAAGTCAAGATTTAGTGACAAAGAAGATTTAACATCTGAAGTAGAATTATCTGCTGAAGAAACTGCTAAACCTTTAAAACACAATCCAGAAAATAAAAGCGAAGTTAAATTAAATAGCTACGCTCAAAACAAACCAATGACTACTCAAGACAGAGTATTCGCAAAATTATTTAACAACTAAATTAAAAACTAAAAATTATGTCAAATAGATTAGACTTAGCTACAACAGTAAACATTACTTCAACTTATGCTGGAGAGTTTGCTGGAAAGTACATCTCTGCTGCTCTTTTGAGTTCAAGCACAATTGAAGATGGTGGTGTTACAGTAATGCCAAACGTAAAATACAAATCAGTTATCCAAAGGATAGAAACTGGAAACTTAATCGCAGACGGAACTTGTGATTTCACTCCAATTTCTAACGTAGATTTAACTGAGGTTATAATTATGCCAGAAGAATTTCAGGTAAACTTACAATTATGTAAGTCAGACTTCATTAATACATGGGAAGCTGCTCAAATGGGATTCAGTGCCTTTAATCCAAATGGATTACCAACATCATTCGCTGATTATTTAGTTGGATATGTTGCTGGAAAAGTTGCTGCTGCAAATGAAACTAACATTTGGACTGGTAACTTAGGTGGAGCACAAGCTGGAGAATACAACGGACTAGAAACTCTTGCTGCTGCTGATGCAACTGTTATTGATGTACCAACTCCAGTAGCTTTAACTGCTGCTAACATTATTGATAAAATGCAAGCTGTAGTAGATTTAATTCCTAATGCACTTTATGGTAAAGAAGATTTGAAATTATACGTTTCAAACAAAGCTGCTAAATTATATGTTAGAGCTTTAGGTGGATTTAGTGTAGCTGCAACTGCAAATTCAGGTACAGATGCAAAAGGTACACAATGGTATAGCAACGGAAGTTTAACTTTCGGAGGAATTCCAATCTTTGTAGGTAGAGGAATGTCAGACGATACAATGATAGCTGCTGAATCAAGCAACTTATTCTTTGCTACAGGATTACTTAACGACTACAACGAAGTTAGAGTAATCGACATGACTCCAATGGACGGGAGCCAGAATGTACGTCTTGTGATGAGATTTACTGCTGCTGCTGCAATAGGAGTAGGTGCAGATGTAGTTTACTACGCTGGATAATTAATTACTAACTAATATTATAAGGGGGATTTATTTCCCCCTATAGTATATAAAACCTTAAACATATGTCATGTGATATTACATTAGGCAGATTAGAACCCTGTAAGGATTCTGTTGGAGGGATAATTGCAATCTATATTTCAAATTATACAAGTGGCTTGTTAGATACAGCTACATTTGTAGATGAGGAAGTAACAGGATTTGCTTCTCCACTTACTTTTTACAAATACGATTTAAAAGGTGCTAACTCTTTCGAACAAACAAACGAAAACTCAAGAGATAACGGAACTTCTTTTTGGACTCAAACTGGAACTATTGTTTTAAAGAAACAAGATTTAGCTACGAGAAAAGAAATGAAACTTTTATCTTATGGAAGACCACAAATAATTGTACAAGATTATAATGGTAAATATTATTTAGCTGGAATTGAAAATGGATGTGAAGTAGCTGCTAATACAGCAACTGGAGCAACTATGGGAGATTTAAATGGCTATAATATTACTTTTACAGGAACTGAAAAGACTCCTGCGAACTTTGTAGCTTTTGCTGCAATGGTTACTTCTGCTGATATAGTGGTTGTTTCAGGAGTATAAGTGTATTTATTTAACTAAATTAAAAGGCATTACTTCGGTTTTGCCTTTTTTTATATAACAGTTTTGCTGTTTTTTTGTTTAATAAAAAAGGATTAATGATAATACTAACCACAAGTGCATTAGCACAACAATTAAAGTTTATTCCACGTGAGTATTCTGCAAGTAGTATTGTAATTACTGACCAAGACACAAATACACCAGTAACATATACAGGGTTAACATTTGTAACTGATAAGTATTACTTACAAGGAAACGTAATATTTAGTCCAATATTAAGAGAAGGTACTTTTTACACGCTTGAAGTTTTAAACGGAACAAGCGTTGTATATAGAGATAATATATTTTGTACAGACCAAACTATTAGTGCATATAGTATTAATGATGGTGTTTATACAAAACACGCAACAACTAACGAATACGTAGTGATATGAGCGAATTTTTCGTAACAAAATTAGCAGCCTATACAGCTCCAGAAGTTGTAGAATTAAAGAATAAGGATTGGGTTCAATATGGAATTGATAATAACTATTTTAATTACATTATCGATGTAAACAACAACTCTACCACTTGTAGAGCTATTACAATAGGTGTTTCCAATATGATTTACGGAAAAGGTCTTGCGGCACACGATGCAGATAAAAGACCAGAGCAGTACGCTCAAATGATGTCATTATTTAAAAAACAAGATTTAAGAAGATTCATCAATGATTACAAAATACTTGGAATGGCAGCATTTCAATTAGTGTATGAAGGTGGTAAAGTAAAAGAAGTGCATCATTTTCCAATGGAGACATTAAGAGCTGAAAAGTGTAATGATGAAGGAGAAATTGAAGCTTGGTATTATTCAAACCATTGGGATAACTTAAAGCCTACTGAAAAACCTGAAAGAATACCAGCCTTTGGATTTGGTAAACAAAAAGGGGTTGAAATGTATGTTTTAAAGCCTTATGAAGCTGGTAAATACTATTATAGTAGTCCAGACTGGTCTTCTGCCATGCCTTACGCTGTATTAGAGGACGAAATAGGAGATTACCTTATAAATGATTGTATTAATGGTTTTAGTGGCACTAAGGTTGTCAATTTTAACAATGGTGTCCCTGACCCTGAAAAGATGCAATCGATAAAATCAGATGTATTAAATAAATTAACTGGAAGCAGAGGAGAAAAAGTAATTGTTGCATTTAATAACAATGCCGAATCTAAAACTACGATTGATGATATTCCTCTGAATGACGCACCAGCTCACTATTCCTATTTAGCTGATGAATGCTTTAAAAAATTAATTGTTGGTCATAGAGTTACATCTCCAATGCTTCTAGGGATAAGAGAGGGGAACGATGGTTTAGGGAACAATGCCGAAGAAATTAAAAACGCTACACAGTTATTTGACAATATAGTTATACAATGCTTTCAAGACCAAGTAATAGAGTGTATGGATGCAATTCTATCGGTTAATGATATAGCATTAGACTTATACTTTAAGACTCTTAAACCTCTTGATTTTACGGATATTGATATAGTAAACGAAGAAATAATAGAAGAAGAAACAGGATATGAATTAAGTCTTAAAAAAATAGATGGCAAAGAAGTTTATAATACAATAGAAGAAGCTGAAGCAAAAGCCTTAGAACAAGGTTGTAGTGGTTCGCATGAAATGGAAATTGAAGGGGTTGTTTATTATATGCCTTGTGAAGAACATATAGAATTAAATAAAGATTTAGAACATTTTATAAGTTTAGGAGAAGATATTGATGATAATGTTTGGGATGCAATAGACGAACAAGATGTAGATTATGAAAACGATGATAAATTAACTGAAGTAATAAATGAACTTAATTTACAAACTGAAGAAAAACTTTCAACTTTAGGAAAAATTTGGAAATTTATAAGTACAGGTATTGCAAGACCAAACTCAAAAAGTGCTCAAGATAAAGAAGTAGATGTAAATGGGGTAGAGAGTTATTTTAAAGTAAGGTATAAATATAACCCAGCAAGTACTGGAAGTAATCCTAGAGATTTTTGTGTTGCAATGACCAGAGCTAAAAAACTATATAGAAAAGAAGATATAATAGCAATGGGAAGTAAAGCTGTAAATCCTGGCTGGGGTCCTAAAGGGGTAGCAACATATTCTATCTGGTTATACAAAGGAGGAGGTAATTGCCATCACGCATGGAAGAGAGTAACTTATAGAAGTAAAGATGCGAAAATAGATTTAAAAACATCTCAAGATATAATAGGAACAAGACAAGCTGCAATTTTAGGATATAAAGTAACAAATCCTTTTCAAGTTTCAGTACAACCAAGAAACCTACCAAACAAGGGATTCTTACCAGGCAACCCACAAGGAAAATAAGACATGGCAAAAGCATTATTTATAACAACAAAAGATATTAAAAGGTACTCTGTACTTTCTGGTTCTGTAGACCCTGATAAGTTTATATACATGGTAGAGATAGCACAAGATACAGAGGTGCAGAATTACTTAGGAACTCAGCTATTAGAAAAAATACAAGACTTAATACTTGCTGGAACTATAAACGACCCAGCTAACGCAGCCTATAAGACGCTTTTAGAGACGTATATAAAGCCTATGACTATTTATTGGGCATTAGTATGCTATATGCCGTTTGCAGCGTACACAGTGGCTAATGGAGGTGTTTACAAGCATACATCAGAAAGTAGTGTAACAGTAGACAAAGATGAAGTGGATTATTTAGTAGAAAAATATAGAGATATAGCACAATTTTATACAAACAACTTTATAGATTTCATGGTATATAATCAAACAACATATCCTGAGTATAATGCAAACACACAGGATGATATTTATCCCGATACAGCTAATGCAGATTTTGGTGGATGGGTTTTATAAGATATAGACAAAAGAGTAAAAATATTGTAAAGTTAAAGCAGTATTTGGAAAAGAAAAAAGAAGTTATAAAAGAACAAGAAAAAAATAAATTATGGGTATAACTGCAAACACATCAAATTGGGGATTAGATTATAGTTATTCATGGTGGGGAAATGCTACGACAACTTCCGAGTGGGGTTCTGTTTATTTAGTTTCCTATTTAATGTCAGATTTAAGAAGAAGGACTAGCACTTATGAGAATAATATAATGACTATTCAATTGT